TGCATTACAGGCACTGCCTACATCGGGAAGGTTCGCAATCGTGGAAAACGCATTGAGGATTTACGATGGTTTGCGCCTTCGACAATGGAACCGATATGGAGTCCTGTTGATGGATTGATTGGATATAAGCGCACTATCGGCAGTTCTGGCGGTAGCGTTAGCGTGCAGCCGTGGTCGATTGAGAATATCATCTATTTTCACATTCTTAATCCATTACACGAGACAGAACCTGGTGCATCACCAGTGGCGGCGGCATTACTTGACGCTCAGGTTATCTATAACCTGAATCAATATAGTAGCCTGTTCTTTCAACGTGGCGCAATTAAGCCGACGCTGTTGACAGTTGAGGGAATGCCGCCCCCGGCTGAACGTGAGCGTTTAAAAGCATGGTGGCAGCGTGCTTTTAGTGGCGTAAAAAACGCTTTCAACACTGAGATTATTTCGGCAAGCGTCAAGCCGATTGTTGTCGGTGAGGGGTTGGAGGCGCTTAATAACAATAGCCTAACCGAAGAAAAGCGTGAGGCAATTAGCACGGCGTTAGGCGTTCCGCATTCGATGGTAATGAGCAACGCCTCCAACTTTGCTACAGCAGAAGCTGACAGGCTGAATCTCTACGATACGACCATCATACCGAGAGCGAAAACAATTGCTAACTCGTTGAATCGCCAGCTATTTACAGAGCTTGGCTATCGTATTGTGTTCAAGCCGGAGTCTTTGTCTATCTATCAAGAGGATGAAGAACAGCGTGCAGCCGCATTGGTGCAACTCGTCAACGCTGGCATGAAACTGTCTGTAGCCGCTGAGATTCTTGGTATCGGTTTACCTGACGGCGTGACATACGAATCATTAGACGAGGCAAAACAGCAGGCAGACGCAGCGCAACAAGCGTTACTCGATGCGCAGTTGGCGAAGTATCAGCAGAATGGCGCACAGTCAAACAATGCGCAGGATGCCAGCCAGCCGAAGGAAAGCGCAGCCGATAACGCACAGGCGAAAACGAAAGAGGCGGCACAGTTTCGTAAGTGGCTAAAGAAGCGAGATAACGCCGACATCCACATGTTCAAGGCTGAGTATCTTTCGCACGATGAATTGCACGAAATAGCCGACAATGTGCGGGAGGTGGCGACCGAGCAGCCTTTTTTTACGCTACCAGAGACGTTTACCCGTGAGAGTGTAAAAGCTCTCATTCTGCAATTGTCGCCTGATGACGATGAAGCCGAGCAGAAAATACGCATGGAGTTAGAGCGACGCAGCGCACGCAACATCGATAAGGCTTTCACCGAGATGGTGAACACGCTCTATCCGGCTGGCTATGATGGTTTTGGCGGCGCATTCATTGACCCGAACATTGAAGCGAGTCGGATTCAGAGAGCATTTCGAGAGGAACAGGCGTTGCGGGATGCGGTAAGTAGAGCGTTGATTGACAGTGCTGACTTGGGTGTGAGCGTTGCAATAGCACAATTGGAAGGCGCAGGCGGTATTAGTTTTGATTACCTACTTGCGCATACAGCGGCTAGAGATTGGGCGATTGCGTACACGGATACTCTACTCGAACAAATGGCTAGTACGTCTGGTAAATTAGTCGGTAGCACGGTAGCACGATGGTTCGAGAACAGGGAGCCATTAGAGCAATTGATACAAGACTTGGAACCTGTATTCGGACGAAAGCGAGCCGAGAGAATCGCCGCAACGGAAGTAACAAGAGCAGCGGCAGAAGGCAGCAGATTGTCATATATCGAAAGTGGTGTTGTCGAAAAGGTGCAGTGGAGAACGGCGAGAGATGAACGGACTTGTCCGGTGTGCGCACCGCTAGAGGGGAAACGTGCAGGATTAGACGGGAACTTTAACGGCGTATCAGTTCCGGCACATCCCAACTGTAGATGCTGGTTGGCTCCAGTAGTGGATGATGTAAAAGAAAAAACACTAAGTGAGAATTCAGAGATTACCCAAAAGGTAATAGGGTCTCCCCGAAAAGAGACGTTAAGTGCAATATCGAGTGAGCTAAAGAAAATCAATAAAGATTTTCCAGAGTTGGATAATTGGGTTAGAAAATTCGACTTTGAAACAATAACAAAAGCATCCGAGGGCATGTCGTTTGACGCAGAAGAAAAAGCGTTGTACTTGCAAAAGAATTTGTCAAAAATGCTGCCAGATGCCATAAGTAGTTACATGGCGACTGATTCAATGGTAGGAAACGGTTCATTTGAGTCTAGCATAATCCACGAAATAGGGCATGCGCTAGATAGAAACATAACAATAAGATTGAGATCGTTGAGAGATATTCAAGATGAGTACATAAACGAAATCAATAATCTAAAGAAAAATACTGGAAAAATTTCAGAGTATGGAAATACTAACAGACGTGAATATGTGGCAGAATTATTTACGGCTGAAAGACTTGGGATTCGTGACAAAAAACAATTGCAAGATATTTTTAGAAAATATATTAATATCTTGCATCAAAAAGGATTGGCGCTAGCAGATTGGTCAGATGTTCCACAGTAAAACGGGCATTTTGATTTTCTGAAAACATCTATAATTTCTTCAAATACTTTTGTTTTTTGCGTGCATGCCCTGGATACGGAGCCGCCATAAGTAAACGGAACGCTATCAAATGCAATTGTTGCTGAACTGTAAATGGATTCTCTGTGATTTGACACGCTATCTTGTTTTGAGCAGCCGTGAGATATTTTTTTTGATTTGTAATATTTTCCATATTCTGGATTGTAATTTTCATCCACCGTTTCTGATTTTCCGAGGTAATGAACGCAATCAAAAACACATCCAATGGATTCATATTCAATTTCTATATCAATTGGGGTTCCCGCTTTTTTTTGGTAGTGACCTGAGTGTATTTGCATAAAAAAATCTCCTGATAAATTGCCAGTTGCTTGTCTAGGGCATACTGCTTCTATCAGGAGATTCGTAAAACTATATCAAATTACGCATTTACTGACAAGTAACCATATGCCCTAGACAATATTTATTATACCACTTTTAAACGGAAAATTAAAAGTTATGAGCGACGTGTCAATTCAAATCAAAGGCATAGACGCACTTATCCAGAAGCTTGGTAAAGTAGAAGGCGCAAAGCACTTGCGCCAGCCGATGCAACGGGCAGTCTATCGCCTACAGGGTAGAATGGCACAGTATCCAGCACAGCGCACAAACAGCACTTATCGACGCACCGGGACGCTTGGCAGGAAATGGACGAGTAAGATAGAACAAGGTAATGCAATTATTAGGGGCAAAGTCGGCAATAACACCGAATACGCACCACTAGTGCAGTCGTATCAATTTCAAGCTCGCATCCACCGTGGATTGTGGCAGACTGACAGATACGTAATGGACACCGAATACAGAACGATTGTGCGAGACTTTGAGAATGCAATAGGCGAGGCGTTGAGATAGTGAATAACAGCTTTGAGCTTACACAAAACAGTGGTATAATTACGAATAGTTCAGGCGACTATGTGTTGGTGAGTCGCAGCGATTTAGAGCGTGAACGTGAGGCATTGATACAGAGAATCCAGCAGATACACAAGATTCTCGGTATGGAGCCATTGCAGACAAGGCGACAGCAGCTTAAAGCGCCTTGTAGAAACTGAATAACTTTAGCTGACGGTAGTATATCTGGCGGCGCAATTTGTAGGAGTCAACTCCTATAGATTGCGCCGTTTTTATTTGGTGCAAATCATGGATAGAAAAGCAAGTATCAAAAGCATTACAACGGACACAGTAACGATTGCGGGTTATGGCGTTGTGTTTGGTGGCTCCGATTTGGATGGTGAGACATTCACCAAAGACACAGATTACATGCTGGATTTAGTGCCAAACAAATTGACGCTTTACGACCACGGCATGAACCAGGCAATCAAAACCAGTGTAATCGGGCGCATTCCAGCCGATAACATAAAGGCTGATGAATTCGGGCTATGGATTGAAGCAGAGCTAGCACGTAGCAACGAGTACACAGCTTACATCATGGCACTCGCTGAAAAGGGCGTGCTTGGCTGGTCGAGTGGCAGCGTTTCACATTTGGTCGAGCGGTCTGGAAAGACAATCAAATCATGGCCAATCATCGAATTCAGCTTGACACCGACACCAGCAGAGCCTCGCACGCTTGGAGCCGAGGTGATGAAGTCGCTTGCTGAGTTTGACGCAGGCATCAAAGCATTATTGCAGGTATCGACAGACGCAAAGTCTGTAGACATACAGCCAGAAGACGAGGAAGGCGAGGCGGGACAGCCAGAGGACGTGGCGCAAACGTCGGCAACCGCAACTGAATCGAACAATGGCAAATCAACTAGTGAAGTAGAACAAAGTAATGGAGCACATATCATGAGTGAAGAAATTACAACAGCCGCTCCTGATTTCTCGCCTATCCTCAGCAAACTTGGCGAAATCAGCGATGCATTTAAGGCACTTTCCAGCCGTGTTGATGCGGTGGAAAAGCAGCCAGCCGCACAACCTGGATTTCAGGTGGAAGCACCAGCCGTCAATCTAAAGACAAAACGTGGCGACGATGAAACAAAATCATTCGCCTACTGGCTGAAGACCGGCGACGATAGCGCAATCAAGAGCACCAAAGCCAGCAACAACACCGACATGAATATCGGTACGGCGGCTGATGGTGGTTACGCCGTCCCTACCGGTCATTACGCTGGCATTATCGGCAAGATGAACGAAACCGCACTCTATCAGAAGCTCGGTGTCATTCAAATTCCTGGCAGCGGTACGACCGTAAATGTTCCGATTGATGGCGGCGCAACTAACGTGTTTGTCAGCACAGCCGAAGCGGGTGCGTTTGATCGTGATGCTCCGGCACTCGGTCAGGTAGCGATGACTCTTGCAAAGTACACGAAGAAAGTTCAACTTTCGCTCGAACTCTTGCAGGATGAAGACAGTGCATTGATGGCATTCCTTAACAAGTATGTTGGCGATGCTATGGCACTGACTCACAATAGCCTGTTGGTTACCGAGGCGCTTGCTAATGGCACGGCTGGCTTGACGCTTGCCGGAGCCGCTGCAATCACAGCCGCAGAAATTCCAGCGTTGATGTACAAGCTTAAAGAGCAGTACGACCCTGGGGCAGCCTGGTTGATGAATCGCACGGTCGAAGGTTATCTGCGTGGTTTCACTGGCAACAACTTCCAGTTTGTGCCAACGCCACAGGGGACAATCGGCGGCAGCACTCGTGAATTGTTCGGCAAGCCCATCCACAACAGCACTTACATGCCGCTGGCTACCACTGGCTTGAAGTCGCTGGTTTATGGCAACTTCTCTTCAATGGGTGTACGCATCTCGCCTGATGTAACTGTCTTGCGTGACCCGTACAGCAATGCGGCTAACGGACAAGTCAACCTGCACTATTACTTCCGTGTGGTTTACAAGGTTCTGCAAGCTGAAGGTATTCAGTACGCAACACAGGCGTAATCATGAAAGTTAAAGCAATCGCCAACGTGGTTGCTTCAGTGAATGGCGGTTCTCTTCGTCTGGTGGTTGGTCAGGAGTACGACATACCACCAGACGACGCAGACCACCTGATACGTGGCAAGTACGTAGAAAGCGCAGAAGTTGTAGCGCTAATAGAAGAGACACCGAAACGTAAAAAGGCAGCGTTGTAATGGCTTACTGTGGCGTAGACGAATTAAAAGAATATCTAGGCGTGACGGGTGCAACGGATGACCCGATGTTGTTGACATTGCTTGCCGCTGCACAGCGCACCATCGATAGCTATTGCGCACGCACATTCGAGGCAACAGCCGACACGGTGCGTACATTCGATAGTCAACGTGACGTAGATGGTTACACGCTGACAGTAGATAGCGACCTATGCGCCATTACATCGATTGTCAATGGCGACGGCACAGCAATATCAAATTCGCACTACGTCACAGAGCCACGCAATACAACGCCATACTACGCAATCCGGCTAAAGGCATCGTCTGGCAAAGCGTGGACGGCAACGGTAGCGGGTGACAGTGAGAATGCCATTTC